CGACGTGCCGCTCGATGTTGACCCCGGTCCCCTGCAAGGCGACGGGGCCCTTGCCACGGTACTGGATGTAGTGCGCCTCGGCGACCACCGAGTCCTGCGTCGCCCGGTCCACGTAGAGCCGGACGTACCGCTCGGCGGGTCGCACGAGGTCGATGACGAAGATCTCGCCGTCGTCGCCGTCGCCGACCGTCTGCTTCGTGCCCGCGAGGTCCGCGGCGTCGCTCATGTCGGATGCGGCGCCTGACTGGGCCTTGACCGACTGCACGCCGCCGGCAGTGATCGCCCCGAACCGGCAGTACATCACCACGCCGTCGTAACCCGCCATGTCGAGGGTTGTGCCCTCGATGTCGGTCTGGGCCGCCACGCCGTCTGCGGGCGCGACCGCCGTCGAGAACTTCAGGCCCTTCGTGAGCGGGACGCGCGAGCTCATCGCTGATCGCCTCCTGCGTTGGCGACGGCCCTTCGCCGCACCGAACGCGTTGCGGTCTCGGTCTCGGGCGCGACGGGTTCCGCCGCGCCCGAGCTGACCATCTCCTCCGCGAACTTCGCGGTGACTTCGTAGACCTCGCCGCGGCGGTACTCGAACCCGAACGCCCCGACGGCGCTCGTCAGGAAACGAACCTTCACCTTCGCCGTCATGGCTAGGTCGTCTTGCACTGGAGGTACTTGACCGGGTGCGTGCCCGCGTCGAGCAGGTCGCCGTCCGTCCGGTGGAAGGCCACGAAGCCCTCCTGGTCGAACTCGCCGTACCGCTCCACGAGCCGGCGCAGGCGCAGGGTCCGGACGTCGCGGATCTTGTACTTCCGCAGCGCGCCGAACAGCACGACCTTCGCCGACTGCGCGAGCGCCGACGCCATCGACTGGTTGATCGTGACCGGGGCGTTGAGGAGCCGGTCCGGCTGCCCCGCCTGGAGGCCGGGCTGCCAGAGGTACTGGTTGTCCTCGCCCTTGAGCTTCCGCACGACCGCCACGATCGCGTCGTGCATCATGAAGCCCACGCCCTCCTGCATCCGGTAGGAGGGATCGACCGAGTGGAAGAGCTCGATCAGCTCGTCGGCCGTGATCGCCGTCTGCGAGGCCGCCTCCTCGCCCTGCGTCGCCGCCGTCACGATGCCGTTCGGCTTGCTGTTGCCGTCGCCCGTGGTGAAGGCCGCGTTCTCCGCCCGGCCGATGCGCTCGCCGAGCATGTCGCCGAGGAGCTCGGCGAGGTTGAACGCCGCGTCCTCGATGAGCTCCTGCGAGACCTTGACGAGCTTCGAGCTGTACTTGTAGGCGTGCAGCACGAGCTCGGACGTCGTGACGTCGAGGACCGTCGCCTCGGCGTTCTCGCCGAGGAGGACGCCCGTGTTCCCGGTGTCGTCCACCGTCGGCCAGTGGAGCGCGTTGCCCTCGTTCGTGCGGATGATCTCCGCGACCTGGCGCACGCCGCCGAACATGAGCAGCGCGCGCTCGACCCGCTGGATGAAGGTCGTCGGCGCGATGAACTCGCCGCCGGCGCCCGCCGCCGTGCTCTGCGGGTCGGTGCCGCGCTTCTCGTCCCACGCGCGGACGACCGCGAGCGTCGGGGCGACGCGCAGGATCTTGATGTCGAGGTTCGTCGCGAAGGGGTTGAAGCGCAGCTCGTGGCAGGCCTCGTCCTCGTCCTCGGTCAGCTCGAAGCCGCACTGCGTCTTGAACCACGACCGGAAGGCCGCCTCGCGCTTCTCCTCCGAGACCACGACGCCGGGGAGGGGGCGCATCCCGCCGCGGTAGCGGGAGAGCGTGCTGCCGGGCTCGCGGCCCGGACGGAACTCGGGGTCGACGATCGGGCGCTGCGCGTCCTCGTCGAGCTTCGCGAGCCTCGAGGACCGCTCGGCCTTGCCGATCTCGGTGCCGAGCTCGTCGTAGTCCTTGTTGAGCGCGAGCCAGTTCTGCTCGTCGGCCGCGCTCCACTGGACCTCGTTCCCGTCCTTGTCCTTCTCGCGCTTCTCCGCCTGGTTCGCCTTGTCGGCGAGCCCGCGGATCTTCACGGCGAGTCCTGCACGCTTCTCGAACAGCTCCTTGACGGTCATCGGCGCATCTCCATGCGTGAGGCCGGAGGGCGCGCGAGAGGTCCGGAGACGACCGCGGCGACCACCGGCGAAAACGGTTTCCGCCGACAGGTCGCCGCCGTCTGGGCAGCAGGTCGAGCCTGCCTAACCGCGCCCGGCCGTATGGTCGTCCGGGCGACAACGCGAATTCTACACGGCCGAAGTCGTGGACAAATCGGCCCGTGGCGTGCGTCCGCGCGTTTCGGCTCAGAAGAAGAACGGCCGCTTCCCGTCAGCCTCCAGGCGCGCCAGGCGCGCCTCCACGCCGTCCGGCAGCTTGCCCGGGAGCGCCTCGGGCGGAGGCGGCGGCAGGCCCGCGCGGGCCGCGAGGGCGTCCCGTGCCTCGACCTGCGTCGCCTCGTAGGCCGGGAACACGACCGGGGATACGTCGAAGAGCTCGACGTCCTCGATCTGGCGCACCACCGGCTCGTTGGAGTCCTTCTCCGGCTTGATGAATTTCTCGGCCCGGATGCGGAACCCGAAGCTCGAACCCGTCACGTCCCCCCGCTTGATCGCGATGAGGAGATCCCGGGCGACCTGGGTGTCCGGCGGGTCGATCTCGTACCGCAGGCCCTTCGCGTCCACGAAGAGCCGCATCGTGGGAGGCTTCGCCGCGGTGCGCCCGAGGATCAGGTTCGCGTCGTGGTTGAAGAGCCCCCGGACGTCGTCGCCCTCGCGCAGCGCGCGGTCGAACGCGCCCTTCGAGATTCGCTCCACCATCCCGGGCCAGAGCCGGAACTCCGTCTCGGGCGTGCCGTTGTAGAACACGGCCGCGTAACCCCGGATCACCGGGGACTTGTCCGCCCGCTCCTCGATCGAGAGCAGGCCGATCCCGGTGGGGACGAACCTGCGCTGCTGCTTCTCCTGTACCGCCGTCGCGCCCATGTCGGACCTCCTAGGCCCCGTCCTCGACGGAGCGCAGTGCCTTTTCGATGTGCTCGCCGAACTGGGATGCGGGCACCGCGGTCAATACCGCGTCGCAGACCCGCCTCAGCTCGGAGAAGATTCCGTCCACCCTCCGGTCCAGCTCGGTCCCCGCGTGGCCGGCGGAGGCGCAGAGGGCCAGCACGGGAGCCTCGAGGGCGTCCCGCACGACCGGCCCATGCTCGTCCCGGACCGACTCGAGCCACTCGTCGAACCTCTCCGGCTTCGCCGCGGCGCGCCGTGCATGTGTGCAGAGCCGCTTGCGCATCCGCCGCTCCGCCTGCGCCACGATCCGCTCGTGGATCGCCCGGAGCGCGCGGTCCCCGATCTTGTCGGGATCGTCGTCGGGCGCATCCCCGCCACCGTCGCCCCCGGGCATCGTCTGCCCGGACGGGCCCGAGGTCGGAAACTCGTCGCCGCCCGGGGTCGGGTTCAGGTTCTCGAGCGACCGGATTTCGTCGCGCGTCATCCAGGGCATCCCGCCCCCCGCCTGCGTGTAGTAGGCGCCGCGCGCGGCAAGGTCCGCGCGGAGGAGGGCGGCGCGCAGGAACTCGACTGCGTGCGAATCCAGCCGCTTCTGCTCCTCCGAGAGCAGTTTGTCCCCGCACTCCTGCTCGACCGCGACGAGGTGCGGGTCGATGTCGTCGAGGAAGCTCTGGTTCTCCTGCTCGAGCGACGCGTGGCTCGTCCTCGTCGTGTCTCCCAGCCGATGCGGCGGGCAACCGATGAAGTTCGCGATCTCGCGCACGTGCAGCCCGATCGTCTCGATGAACTGCGAGTCCTTCGCGTTCCAGGCGATCGGATGAGCCTTCATCCCCTCCTCGAGGACGATCGTCTTGTGGGCGTTCGACAGGCCGGCGTACCGCTCGTTCCAGGCCTTCAGGAACCTGGCCTGCGCCTCCTCGTCCATCTCGCCGGGGTGCTCGAGCAGGAGCCCGCCACGCGCGGCGTTCGAGAAGAAGATCGAGGAGTGCGCGCGCGCCGCCAGGCCCCAGCCGAGCTGCTCGCGCGCCATCCGCGCGACCGAGATGCAGTCGAGGCCGTCCCAGCAGAGGCCCCTGAAGTCGAGGACCTGCCACGACTCGAGGATCGTCTCGTTCTGGCCGTCGCCGTACCGCACGCGGTAGATCAGCTCGCCGTTCGCCCGCATCCGCGTCACGTTCTCCGGGACCAGCGGGATCAACTCGCGCACCGTCATGTTCCGCGCCCAGTCGATGAACGCGAACCCGCTGCCGGCGGTCATCCGGTGCGCGAACATCATCTGCCAGAACGGGAAGGCGGTCATCTCGCGGTTCGGCTTCTTCTTGAGGAGCTGGTAGACCGGGTGCTCGGTCGCGCGGACCTTGCCCTCGCCCTGCCGGCGGTAGGTCAGGAGGGGCAGCTTGGCGCACGTCGAGGAGACGAGCATCACGCCGCGGTGCCATGCGGAATCCTCGAACGCGGACAGCGCGCTGACGCGCTTCCCCGACGTGGTCCGCCGCGCCCCGTAGGCCTCGAAGGCCCAGTCGTCCGGATCGGAGAGCGGCGTCGAGGGGTTCTCGAGCGAACGGCCGATGATGTTCTTCACTTTCCGAACCTCGTCTCGAAGTACCAGGCGCAGCCCAGCACGATCAGCCCCGCCGGCGGGTAGATCCACGCCGCACCCGCCGCGGCGACCAGGACCGGGGCAAAAGCCCGGAGCACCTTCGCGACCTTCCTCATGCGACGATCGGCTCCCTCCTCGAGTACACGGATCCCTGCTTCCGCGGCTTCGCGCCGAGCGCCCGCGTCATCGCCATGACCAGCGCCACCATCCCGTCGATCCGGAGGTTCGGCCGGTCCTGCTTGTCCGGACAGATGTTCCCGTTCGGGTCGCGGCGCCACTGCAGGTTGCCGGCGTTCCAGCGCGCGATCTGGTTGCCGCCGTGATTGAGCTTTCGGGCGACGACCGCGGACTCGAGCGCCTTGCTGCCCTCGCCGAGCGTCTGGTGCCCCTGGCGCATCTCCACCATGTTCAGGCCGCGACCCTGCAGGGCGAGCGCGAGGCCTCGGCAGGCCCACGGGTCGAACCCGATGTCCGCGACCTCGTGCTCGGCACAGATCGAGAGCACGCGGTCGCGAACCCACTCGTCGTCGATCGTGTCGCCCTCGACGAGCTCCACCAGCCCCATGCGCGCCCACGTCAGGTACGGGACGGCGTCGCGGTCCTCGGCGAGATGCGCGCGCTTCTCGGGAATCCAGAACCACCATCGCGCGTACGAGAGCGAAGGCCACCACAGCGCGAAGCTCGCGAGGTCGATCTTGTGCGCGAAGTCGAGGCCGGCGTGCGCGACGGCCTTCCGGAGCTGCGCATCCGTGGGCGGCTCGGAGGGGCACTCGTCCCATGCGTCGAGCGAGAGCGCCGCCTCCTTCTGGTCCGTCACGACGTTCAGGTGGAACCGCAGGAAGGCGTTGAGCTTCGAGGGCTCGGCCGCGATCGCGCGGATCTCGTCCGCGAGGAACTCGGGACTGACGGTCACGCCGTAGCTCGGGTTCGCCTTCCGGTGCGTCGCCGGCGACCTCCAGTCGTCCTTCGGGCTCGCCTCGTAGATCGCCGGCAGGACCCGCGGCTCCCAGCCGGGCTCGTCCTTCCGGCCGCGGTTGTCGCGCACGGCACGCGCGCGCTTGAGCCACTGGTTGCACACGCTCGGGCGGTTGTAGTCCGCCGTCGTCGTGAGCACGGTCAGCGGCTCCCCCTGCACCGCCAGCGACGCCTGGCCCTTGCGCATGATGTCCAGCAGGTCGCCGTTCTTCCAGCGGTGGAGCTCGTCGCCGATGATGAGCCAGGGCCCCTTGCCGTCCGTGGTGTCCGCATCGTGGGGCAGGCCGCGGAACGTGGAAAGCGAGTGGGACCTCGACACGATCGACTTGTTCGTCGCGCCCGCGCTGTGCCCGTAGACCTCGAAGAGGTCGCGCAGCTCGCGGTCGTTCGAGATCATCTCGGCCGCCGGCTCGAAGACGTTGTTCGTCTGGTCCTTGCCGGCCGCGAGCGAGACGCACCGGATGCCCCGCTCCGCCTCCTCGCTCAGGACGTACAGCGCGAGACCCGCCGTCCACGTCGTCTTGCTGTTCTTCTTGGGCACGTAGACGAAGACGGTCTGGTAGCGGCGCCGCCCCGTCCTCGGCTCGACCCAGCCGAACGTGTTGCCGGTGATCGCCTGGAGCCAGGGCATGAGCCCGAACCGCGTTCCCGGCTTCACGCCCTCGACCAGCGTCAGGCGGTCGTGGAAGAAGCGGATCGCCTTGAGCGCCCGCTCGTGGTCGTACACGAACCCATCGGCCTGCAGCCGCGGATCGTAGCCCGGGATCCCCGAGAGGACCTCTTCCGCCGTCAACTCGCGCGGCCTCCGGCCGATGCGGCGCGGCGGCGGAGCCTCCTCGGGCCTGTCCTTGGCGCGCCAGCTCCCGCGCGCGGCGAGCTCGCGCCTCGGCGTCGGCACGGGGCCGGGCCTGGACCTACGCGCCAAGGCGCCGCTCCTCCGCACTCTTCTTCCCGTGGTGCATCGTGCAAAGCGAGCGGAGGTTCGCGATCTCGAAGATGAGATCGGGCCGCTGCCGGCGGGGGATCACGTGGTCGACCTGCCTCGCGACGACGCGCCGCCCCTGCAGGAGGCAGTCCTCGCAGAGCGGATCGCGCGTCAGCTTCCGGTCGCGCACCCTGCGCCAGCGCGCGGTGCGCAGCGCGGCCCACGTCGGATCGTCCTGGCGCGTCGCGTCGTACGCGCGATCGGAGTCGGAGCGGCCGCGGCCGAGCAGCTCCGTGTGCGTGGGCGGCCGGGTCGCCATCACGGCTCCGGCACGACCGGCGTCGTGTCCACGACCTTGAACTTCCAGTGGTGCATCGGGAGGTCCTCGTCCTCCACGTAGACGTCGAGCTCCCAGTCGCCCTCCTGGTCGTTGTCCTCGGCCTCGACCGTGACGTCGGCCATGCCCTTGTCGACGTCCTGCTGGGGGCTACGCGGCTCGATCGCCGCCGTGGCCTCGGTGCCGTCCGGCTTCGTCACGAGGAGCGTCGGCTCGTGCACGAGGAGGTCGACCGGCTCCCCGTTCGCGTCGACGACGCGCACGGGGATCGAGATGGGATTGCCCATCGTGCGCCACCCGGGGATCAGTTCTCGCTTCTCGGCGGCGCTCATGTCCTGGGCCTCCAGGTCCCGTCGACGGGCTCCGGCTTGCGCGCCTCGAGGCGCGGCCGCCACACGCCGGTGATGAGCGGCGGCATCGCGAGCGTGGGCGGCTCGGCCGCGGCGCTGATCCCGGGGTACGACCAGAGCGCCTCCTGCCGCCATTCGGCGTCCGGCGACCCGTTCGGCGTGACCCCCGGCGCGAGGAAGACGCACGCGAACGCGGCGACCGCGCGGCGCTTCTCCGCGGTGTCGATCGCCATGCTACGCGGCCTCCTTGAGCGCGGCCTCGCAGTACCCGAGGAACTTCCGCGCCGACGCCTCGGGATCGAACATCGCCTCGGCCATCCGGCGCGCCGGCATCGGTTCGTCCCGGCGCTTCGCCATCGCGTAGGCGAAGGCCTCGAGGTCCTCGGGGTTCGCATCCCGGCCGCTCACGGTCTGCACGCCGCACGCCATCGACTCGCGCAGCGCGCGCGTCCAGATGCGGTGCGGGGTGACGAGCATGTCGGCCGCGCGGTAGACCGTGCGGAGGTCCGAGGCCCAGCCCTGGATCACGCCGAGGCCGTCCCCGAGCATGGCCTTCACCGCGTCGAGGCCCCTCGTGTTCCCGTCGAGGCCGTAGACGTGGAGCCTCGCCTCCGGCACCATCGCCCGGAACAGCGCGAAGGCGTGGACGGCGAGGATCGGGCTCACGTCGTCGCGGCTCCACGGGTCGGCGAGCACGACGTTGTAGGCCGCCTTCCTGCCCGCGAAGTCGTACCGCGTCTCGCCCGGCGACCAGAAGGACGTGTCGCACGGCGGCGGGACGACATGGACGGGCTTCGGGGCCCAGAGCGTCCGGTGGTAGGGCTCGTGCTCGGGCCAGAACGTGACGCACGCGCGATAGCGCGGGTCGCGGCGGCGGTTGAGCGCGTAGGAGTAGACGGGCGCCTCGCCCTTGCGCTGGCCGATGAACGTCGAGACTGGCCGCCCGTGCGCGACGTGGATCACGGGCTGCTTCGTGTCCGAGAGGACCGTGCCGTCGTGCCCGGAATGGGAGACGACAAGGTCGGCCGCCGCCGCCCAGTCCGGGCCGCAGAGCGGGACGCCGCGGTCCTCGGGACCCTTCGGCTGGTGCTTGAGCTTCGGGTCGCCCTCGGGCAGCGGGTTGAAGATCCGGGCGTCGACGCCGAGCTTGCGCTCCGCGGCGACGAGGTCGCGCGTCGTCTCGTAGAGGCCGCAGAGGCGCGGCGTCACGATGGCCGAGTGGACGATCCTCATACCGCGTTGAGCTCCGATTCCTCGTAGGTCACGTTGTCGTCCGTGAGGTCCGCCTCGAACGCCGCGACGCCGGCGTCGTCGTGGTAGGTCTTCTTCGTCGCGGTGACCGTCTTCTTGTTGCGCGCGATCATGAAGAGGACGCCGAGCTTGGTCAGCGGCGAGGCGTTCGCGGCCGGGACGCCCGTCGGCTCCGCGCTCGCCGCCTCGAGCAGCGCCGCGTCGCTCTTGATCACGGCCGCCTGGCTCGCGATGACCGTCGTATCGCTGTAGATCTGCACGGCCTTCGACTCCACGCGCGCCGCGTCGCTCTCCACGTGCGTCGTGTCCGACCTGATCTCGACGAGGTCGCTCTTCACGATCACGAGGCTCGACTCGATGTCGGAGACGTTGCCGAGGAGTTCCGTGGTCTGCGTCTCGATGGCCGCGGCGTCCGAGGCGATCGTCGTCGTCTGGAGGTGCACGGCGGTCGTGTCGGAGTAGAGCTGCGTGGCCTTCGAGTTGACGCGCGTGAGCTTGCTGTCCTGGGCGGCGCTCAGGCCGCCCCCGCCCGAGGCCTCGATCGCGGTCGTGTCGGAGTAGATCTGGGTGGACTTCGAGTTCACGCGGGTCAGCTTGCTGTCCTGCGCCGCCGTGAGGCCGCCGCCGGCGCCCTCGATCGCCGTCGTGTCGCTGTAGATCTGCACCGACTTGGATTCGACGCGCGCGGCGTCGGACGCGATCACGGTCGTATCCGAGTAGATCTGCGTGGTCTTGCTCGTCACGATGGTCGTGTCCGAGTACACCTGCACGGCCTTGGACTCGCACCTCGCCGCGTCGCTCTCGACGTGGGCGGCATCCGAGGCGATGACGGTCGTGTCGCTGTAAATCTGGACCGCCTTCGACTCGATCCGGACGGCGTCGCTCTCGATATGGGCCGCGTCGGACGCGATGGTCGTGGTCTGCGTGTGGATCGCGGCCGTGTCCGAGTAGATCTGCGTCGTCTTCGAGGTCACGATCGTGGTGTCGCTGTAGATCTGGACGGCCTTGCTCTCGCAGCGCCCCACGTCCGACTCGATGTGCGCCGCGTCGGAGGCGATCGTGGTCGTCTGCGCGTGGATGGCCGTGGTGTCGGAGTAGATCTGGGTCGTCTTGCTCGTGACGATCGTCGTGTCGGAGTAGATCTGCACCGCCTTCGACTCGCACCGTGCCGCGTCCGAGTCGATGTGGGTCGTGTCCGAGTAGATCTGCACGGCCTTCGATTCGACCCTCGTCGTGTCGCTGTCGATGTGCGTCGTGTCGCTGTAGACCTTCGTGAGCTGGGAGAGCGCGTCCGAGATCGCGGTCTGCGGGTTGTGGGTGACCAGCACGAACTCCATGTGCGTCGGGTCGAGCCCCGTGCCCACGATGCTGACGACCGCCGACCACGCCCCGGCCCCGAAGACCGCGTCGGCGACGTCGAGCCGGTAGAGGCCCGGATGGTCGCCGGCGCTCACCTCCTCGAAGCCCCAGTCGGTGTGCGTGTCCGTCAGCGCCGTGAGCGCGGCGGGCGTCACGTCGGTCGTGACCACGTCGTTGTCCGTCTCGACCCGCGCGTAGGCGATGTCGATCGACGCCTCCGTGAGCCCGGTCTTCGGGGCCCCGGCGGTGTCGCGGATCAGCACGAGCACCGTGTAGTCGACCTGCCCTACGAGGACGTGCTGCTTCATCCGCGCATCCCCCTCATGTCGTCGATGTTCCGGGTGTCGCAGGCCACGAAGAGCAGGATCGAGCTCGCCGCTGCGACCACCTCGCTGGCCCCGATGTCGTAGGTCCCGTTCTGCGGGCGCGCCGTCCCGATGATGTCGTCCGAGATCGCGATCGTCGCGTCCGCCGACAGGTCCGCGCCCTGGTCCTTCGCCACCGTGTCGCCCGACCCGAGCTTGAAGTTGTTCGAGCCCGACGCGACGAACGTGACGGTCTTGCTGTTCTGCGGGTTCGACCCCGGCGCCGTCGTGTCGGCCGCGAGGTTGTTCGTGCCGCCGATCGTGCCGCCGTAGTTCGCGCCGCCCGCCGCCACGTTCGGGTTCTGCACGAGGCAGTTCTTCGCCGTGCAGGTCCCGCCGCTCCGCAGGAACGCCGTGAACCCGCCGTTCGTCGCGCAGTCGCAGATGGTGACCTGGTAGACGTTGTAGTCGACCGTCTGGGCCTCGATCGCGTGGTTGCCCGTGCCCCAGATGATCGTGTTCCAGAGCTTCACGTTGCCGCCGGAGCCCGCGATGTGCGTGATCCCCTGCGCCGCCGCGTCGTGCAGCAGGCAGTGGCTGATCCTGTTCGCGCACGCGCCCTGAGAGAGCGTCGCGACGATCGAGCCCGCCTCGGTGCCGGTCCGGGCGATCTCCAGCCCCTCGAGCCGGAGGTCGTCCTCCTGCATGGTGATGGCGTAGGTGCCCGCCGAACCCGACACCTCGAGCCGGTAGCCGGTGCCAGCAGTCCCGTCGTGCCGCTCGTCCGCCGGCGTGTAGATGCGGATGTAGTAGGTCGTGCTCGTCGTCCAGCCCGTGACCGTCACCCCGGTCGTGTCGCTGAAGTCCCAGCACTCCGCCTGCCTGATCTCCTGGATCGTCGTCAGGTCCGCCTGCTGGTTCGACTCGTACGAGGATAGGCTCGTGAAGGCGCCGCCGCTCGACTTGACCATGCGCGTCCGCGTCTTCGTGGCCGCCTCGCGCAGGAGCACGACGAACCCGACGTGGTTGGAGCTGCTCCCCGTCGTCGGCGCGTAGGTGTCGCTCGTCAGCGTCGCGATCCGCGTCGCGATCCCGCACGACACGTTGCCCGTCGAGCCGCCCGAGGATCCCGACCGCACCCACACGCGCGAGGTGTAGTCGGAATCCTCCGCGCTGATCGCGGTGTCGCTCGACTCGATGCAGACCGCCCCGATCGAGAGGACCGCCGCGCTCTTGATCGTGAGGCTCGCCGCCGTCGGGCTGTTGTCCGTCCCCGCGTCCACCTGCACATCGATGCAGTCCCACGCGCCCGCCGAGGACGACACCTCGACCGCGCAGAGGCACTTCGCCGTCTGGCTCGCGCTCGTCGTGAGCGTGATCGTGTCGCCCGTCCCGATCTGCGTCGTCACCTTGCAGGCCCAGACCGAGCCCGTGACCCCCGCGGCGCCGGCGCCGCCCGCCGAGCAGTGCTCCCGGAGCTTGTGCCACTTGTTCGACTGCGAGTCGGTGACCGTGTGCTCCGTCGTCTCGCCGTCCGCGCTCGCTGCGTTGTCGCTCGCGCAGACCACGATCACGATGACCCCGACGACGAGGTTCGCCGAGGGGTTCATCGCGATCGTCGTGTCGCTCGTCCGGTCGCCTGCGGAGCCGCGCGCCGCGGTGAACGTCCAGCCGAGCAGCAGCGGCGCCTCGGGGCGGGGCCGCGTCGCGCGCCAGATCGAGGGCACGACGCCCGGCAGCGTCCACGCGAAGAGGGCCACGATCAGGACGGCCCAGAGGAGCCGAAACCGCAGCGACTTCCGGCCGTTCGAGCCGCGCGCCTCCGCCGCGCGCCACGGGGGGCGCCGGTCCGACGTCGCGCCCGAGGACGGGTTCTCCCACGTCGACGCCTCGCGCAGCAGCTTCCGCCGCTCCGCCGAGGTGTAGAGGTCCGCGCCCCTCACGCCAGGTCCTCGATCGTCGTGCCCGCCGTCTCCTCCGTGACGTTCGTCCGCTTGTTGCGCACGTACGTCCGGAGCTGGTTCCAGGTGAAGTCGTGCTGCGCCCCGCCCCCGATCCAGAGCTGCCCCTTCGGGTGGTTCGCCGTGCCGTTGTTGATGATCGTCATCGCCGCCGCCGGCATCGAGTCGGAGCCGAGCGAGAAGAGGCGACGCTTCCCGCGCGAGGGGAACGTCCCGTCCGGCAGCCCGTCGCTCGTCAGGTACTCCTCGTGGAGGTACTTCCGGACCTTCTCCACGTTCGCACCGAACAGGACGAGCCAGAAGCCGTGCGGCAGCCGCTCCTCGCTGCCCGGGCTCGGCACGTTGCCGTTGCTGAACCCGTGCGCGCAGACCGGATCCCACTTCTTGTACCCGTTCGCGCCGCCGTTCGGGGCGTCGACCAGTCGGACGAAGACGGCGGTGTTCGCCACCGTGACGGAGCCTAGCGGCCCCCGCCTCCCGTCAAGCCGTGGGCGCGCACCTGAAACGACCTCTTCGATCCCGAGGCCTGCTGTTCAGGACCGGATTCGCGGCCACCGCGGCCGATCCGGCGCGAGCGCCAGGAAGATGCCGCTCGAGCTCGAAGCGCAGCAACTCCTCGCACTCC